CTAGCTAGACTCATAGTTTAAAAATAGAGTTAAAATTCCCCGCAGACGGAGGCTGAGAACAGGAGAAGGAAACGACACCTAAAAAACCTGTTTCAACCCCCGCCTAGCGAGAAAAATTAATGACTAAGAAGATTAATGAAACATCAATCCGCTTACTTGTGTAGTTCGATGCAGCACTCAGGACGGAGAACTCCGTGACCCATGGCATACTTCGCGACGAACAACGTACCTTGACGCGAGATTTGATACTCGGACTCGGTGGCGAGATCCAACAACTTGACGGTACCCACGGCGCTCGGATGAGCGACGATACCACAGGTGTTGGAGAAATCGCCGTCATAGCCGTCAGTTGCGGCGAATACGTCGTTGCTTGCGCCTTCGTCTCCCGAATTCGTTCCGGTGGCGGAAGTCATGTCGGTTGAAGGAACGTGAGTGGATTTGTAGATATCGATTCCAGCCACTTGAGCAATACTGCCCGAAGCGAGTGAACCCGATCCTCCCACGTCCTTGTTGGAAGCGGAAGTGTTGACTACCAACGATCCGTCGCCGCCCGTGATGAGTTTGTAATACTCTTGAGGACGAAGAACGCAGAAGCGTCCGTCGGCTGGAACGTCGTTGTTGTCGAGTGCGGCTGCCGCTGTGAACAACGCCGCGATTAGTTCCGCTCCCGTGGGATCCGTGGTGTCGCCATCCGCTCCGGCTCCTGCTGGGGCGCGAAGTAGATTTTGTGACACGTCGATTTCCCCACCGACGTTTCCGCCTGTGACGTTGGGAGTGGTTGTACGCGCGGCCGCAATGAACACTTTGGCGAGAGCGGAGTCGAACCTGTTAGCCAACGCGCGGCCTAACTCTGTCGAGTAGACTGAACGAATGTCGTAGTGGTTCTTGACGTCGTCGATACTAGCCAGGAACGTCGAAGCAAGGAGAACGTCGTCAATAGTGATGACCTTCTCGTTTTTCTTCGGGTCGCTCAAGTAGCTGTTATCGGCGTCCGCGATGTTTTGACCAGGAGTGTGATAACTGGCAGTCGCAACGCCCGTGACTGGGAATTGCGCGCTTTTGCCGCTATCGATGGTACGCACCGTGTGTAGTCCCTTGAAGATGTTGTTCTCTTCAAAGGTAGTTAATATTTCGCCAGCAAACTTCTTCAGAAAGAGAGCGTCCGCTGCTCCTGCCGAGTTGATTTGACCAGCGCGTGAGGGAGTTGTATTCCCGTTAGCCATGATATAATCCTTATAAGTTAAGGTGTGATAGATTCAGGTTGTTAGACCGCTTCTCAAGCGTTCCGCGGACGTTCTCGTCGGTTGTCTAGCGCACTAGGCCGTCGGACGTGTTCCGTTTCTTCACTTAATAAAGTGGAAAGTGTTATTCGATTGGTTCGTCGTTCCCCATGGGAAGAGCATACCAACCTTCGGGCAGGGTCACTTTGTTTCTACTTCTCTCCCAACCACCCTCAGGCGTGGGGAAGTAGACGTGACCCGCGACGTCGTCGCCTAAACGAACAACGTCGTGGCTGTCGAGAGCGCCGTCAACGAAGACGACTCTTGCGCTCTTGCAACCGCTTGTTAAGATCAGACCGCAAACGCTCGCGTATATGAGCAGGTACTTCATGAACATCTTTAGCTACTACTTTCTTATCTAGTTCTTGTCGAAATAAACCAGTGACCCAGTTGAGGAGCGCTTTTATTATGCCTCCCCACATGTCATTTTTCTTTCGCTTTACCCACGTTTATCGCGAGCAAGTCAACGATTTTGTACAGCTTCTTCACGATGCCGTCGTCCTTGGGAGTCGGCGTGATGGCTGCAACTGCGGAAGCTAATGCTATCGCGGCGGTGAGGATGCCTACTATGGCTTCCCAATTTTCTTGTACGTATTGCATGATGATTAATGATCCTTGTTAAAAACTACTAACGGCAAGTCGTCGGTCAACCATTTGATGATAAGCTTTGTCTCCCGCCTTATAGAGGGGATCCTGCATGGCGCGACGTACTTCCTGCATGGATTGAAAAGGAAGCGAACCGGAACCTGTGGTCTCGCCTTTTACGAGTCGAGGAGCGGTTGACCCCTCTTCGCTCCGCCAACGAGCGTGCAAACCTTTGACTGCAAATTTAGCTTGGTCAATCGTTCCCGAAGCCACGGACTCATTGAAAGCGGCGAGTTCTTCGTCGGATAGGTTTTCACCCGCCCATTCAGTCATGGCGTCGTAGTTGCCATCGGCGGCGCTTCGTATGACGTTTGATTGATTTTCCTGTAAAGCCGCCTGACCTTCGGCGAAAGAGTCCACCAGTTCCTTGGATAACCCAAGTTTAGCCAAGGACTCATAAGAATCTTCCGTAAGTTCCCCCTTCTCGAAGAACTCCACGGAAGCCTCCGTCACGATGTCCGACGCTTCCGTGGATTCAACCACCGATTCAGGGGTCTCCCCTTCCTCGCCTCTCCCTATCTTCTTTTCGAGTTCGGAGTAGGCGTTCGCCATGTCCTCCGCGCTCTTGAATTTCTCAGGAAGCCACTCAGGACGCTCCTGGTCTCCTTCGGGCGCTTCGGTTGATGGATTGGCTTCCTCGGCTTCCCCTTCAGGAACGTCCTGAGTAGTTTCCTCCGAGGGTTCTATCTCACTTTCCGTCTTTTCGTTTATCTCAATTCGAGTTAATTCTGCCATGTCGTATCGTTCCTTTTTGCGTTACGGTTTATTGTTCGGGAGGCGCTTCTTCAACCGCCTGTTGTTGTTGTTGGGAAATAGCATTAATGGCTGGACCCATCGCGGGCGCTCCCAGCTTCTCCGTCATCTGTTGCATCTGCATTTGCTGAGTGGCTTGTTGAACCTCTTCCTCGGTCTTGATCAAACCTTCGGTCTCAATGCCCAAAGCGGTGGCGCGTCTTTTGAAGTAGTCTCCGACGTTTACGTATTGGGCGACCGCTTCGGGACCCACCACTTGGTTCGCTCCCGCAAGGAACATATCCAAACGATTGAGGTCGTTACCTCTACCTAACGCTTCGACGCCTGTGATCACCGTCGGCTTGACGATGTCTTTAGGTATCTTGGGAAGACGACCCTTCTTTGACATGCGGGTCATTAAACGACCCACCAAAGGAAGTTGAAACTCTTGAGATAAAATTGAATAAAGACCACCAAGGGCGGCTTCCAGTTCTTGGGACAACATGCGGATCTCTTCCGCTGTGACTCTGTCCGCATTCCTCACGACGCTACTATTCAATAGAAAAGCGTGACTTAGTCTGTCCGTTATTCCCGCCATCGTCGTTTGGGCGACGCGGAAGTCGTTGAACTTATCCAGTTGAAGAACGCTCACGTCGCCTTGGCTACCCTGCACGATTGCGCCGCTAGGCGCTTCGGCCAAAGTCTTCGCCCTAGTCGTCCCGTTGGGATTCACCATGAACAACACCTTGGCGGCGGCGGCGGAACCCTCGACGATAGCTTTCGTCAGACTTTCCAGGGATTTAAGGTCACCTATATATTCCTCGACGAAACCCCGCCCATAGGACTCTCCGTCTATTCGTGTGTAACGCAGAGGTAACCAAGGCGATTTATCCAACGGATACTCGCCGTCACTCTCTTCGATACGCATACCCTTCACGTCTTGGTAGACAACGAACTTATTTCCTTGTCGGACAACAGCCGTGTATAGGTCGCAGGTGTCTTCCTTGCTCTCCTTGTAAATTTCAGATCGGACGCTTTCGGGAAGCATCATCGGGGCAACCGTTTCCTTGGTCGCTATGTGGGTGACGTCTCCCATCGGGTCTCTCTTCACGACGTAGCGGTCGGGACGGAACACGCGGTAACCTCCTTCATCCGGTAAATAAAGCAAAGCGTTCCCTGAGATGAGGAGAAGACGTAACGCCTCAAAGACACCAACACGAAAAGCCTCGGTCTCAACCTCTTGCATGATGGCGTGTTCCACCTCGGAAAGCGCGGACTCCAATTCAGTTTTGAAGTCCTCCCCTAACCCTTCTTTCTCCAGTTCATATCGGTCGATGACCAAACGAAAGAAAGGAGAATTAGGAGGCAAGAGGGCGAGAAGCAGTTTACTGGACAAGTTATTGACGCCTCTCGCCCCAATGCCTTGGTAAGGTGTGTAGTACTTCGTTGCGGAATTATGTCCGTCGGGAGGTAAAACGTAGGGGATCGTCAGTTCAGCGGCGTCTCTTCCTCTATCAAGGAAAGACCACCTCTGACCCTCTAGCTGAGTGTAGAGATTCTGAGCGGTTTCAACTTCTTGGTTCATTATTCAGTTGGTTCGGGAGGAAAGCACCCATCCAGTTCGGTCGCCGTCGCGGTCGGGAAGGATTCCAGTAATTCTCGATAAGCCTCGAATATAGGGTCGCAACCCAAAATGGAGGCGATGACCGCGTACTTACCTTTATGCTCCCCTGCCTCAATGGCGACGGGTTCGATGCGCCAATAAGGTGCGGCGTACCAATCCGTTTCGTCGTTCGTGGTTTTATCGATGACGTAGTACATTATAATGCCGCCAAAAGGGTTGAGGTATCTGTATTGAAAGCGCCTATATCCGCCATCTGTTGACCTGCATGTAAAAAATTCACTTGGTATTGCGAGTAGTGGTCGGCACCATAACCATAACTAGCGCGTAACCAGTTAAAGTCGGAACCGTGTTGGTAGGTGTAGGATGTTATATTATCTTTATAACCATGCAGTGATCCATTTTTGTACAAATCTAACCGAGATGCGGAGACAGGGGTAGATGAGTTAACACTCCAAAAACCCGAAGACCCGCCATGCGCTATATTTAGTTGACTCGCCGCGCCGTACTTCCAGCCGTACATGTTCATATGGGTCGCTGTAAAATAGGGGTAAAAACTAAACTCATACCACCAACCCCATAATGCGTCGGCTGTTGTGAGAGTTCCTCCTAAAACGTTTCCCGAAATAGAAGTATCGGTGTAGCCGAAGAAAGTAGGAGTACCAGCAGGTCCCCTAAATCCCGATACGGCGTAACCACTTGACCCGTCTCCGTGGATATAATCCCCCGCATCGTGAGTGACGGTGCCGACAAAAGTAAGGTTGTAAATATCTGCGACGTCTAGATCAACTCCGTCCTCCGAACGTTTGGCGGAAAGCGCGTTAGCGGAGGCCAGTTGCCAGATTGGTAAGTATAACGCATGTATTTTCTCCCAATTACCCGCGGTCTTGCACGCCGCGACGTAGGTGGATATTGCCGCCTGTTTATCGGTGTAGTCTGCGGGAGCGACCCAAT